CTTTGCACCCGACGTCTGGCTCAAAGAAGGTGGCTCGGGAGCCTATGGCCAAAGGCTCGGATCCGCATGGGCCTATCTCCGGAGGATGCAGCTGCAAGCGGCGCTCATGATTTCACCCGATCCGTTCGATGGGACTGAAGGGAAGGCCCGCAACGCACCTCCCACGACCATGCCCGCCGACCCTCCTGCCACCAAGCAAGCGCCCCCAAGGAAGGCTCGCAACGCACCGTCGGCCGAGTCGCGAGTGCCACCTCCGATGCCCGAGCCCGAGCCTGAGGAGGAATCCCCGCCCGAGCCCACTCCCACCGTCGACGCTCCTCCGGAGCTCATGACCAAGCGCCAGAAAGGGACACTTAAAGACCTGTTCTCGCGCACCGAAATGCGCACGACCGCAGAGATATCCGACTATATCGCCAAGCTTTTGGGCGAGGAATGGACCCCTCTGAATCTCACGCCCTCCGCTGCAGACAAGGTCGTCTCCAGTCTCAAGCTCGCGTTGGGCACCCACCCGGAGCAGCGCTGATGGGTAACCGAATGTCATCCCTGCCGATCGCCCAATTCTGTAGCGCCTCTGCAGTGCTCGGAGAAAAACACGGTGCCGGGCGAGCGGCTGCGATGTCGACCGCGTTTCACGCGAAGTCCGCCCACACCAAAGGGTGGAAACGCCGCATGCTCTGCCTCTCGGCCAGCGAGCGGGAGGAGGTCGAGTCTTGGACCATCCCAACGGACATCACTCTGGACGATGGACACGTTCTCAAATACGAGGACGCCGTCAAGGAAAGGGAGGTGATGTTCGACAAGCACGGTCGCTCAACCCAGAACCTCCCCGACGCGGTGAGCGTGGGACATGCCGACCTCTACTGGGTCGTGGATCACCTCGCGCTACCCAAGGAAGGGCAGTCCGTAGAGGAGGCCGAGCCTTGCAGAGTCCTCTACCTTGGCGATCTGAAGAAGACGGCCTTCTCATCGGCCGACGGACTCTCGTCTCTCCAGCTCATCGGATACGCGATGAGCTTGGCCAGCGAGCACAACTGCGACGGGTTCGCCATCGGGATATGGAACATCACCGAGGCCGAGTGGGACTGGAGTGGAGAATTCTACGATTTCTCGGACGGCGAAAAGATGGAGGGTATCGCCCACCGCCTAGTCGCTGCAGCCACAAACACCGACGGGGAATACGCGACGGGCCCGCACTGCGGGAACTGTTACTCCCGACGCCACTGTCAGGAGTACCTGCTCCCGGTGATGGATCCCTTCTCTGTCTTTGGGCCATTGCACGACCCGGGTGGGATCACTGCAGAGAACGCCACAGAAATCCTTGACGCTGCGCTCCGGACGAGAATCCTCGCTGAGATAGCGATCGAGAGTTGCAAGGCGTATGTCAAGGTCGCAGGAGCGATTCCCATGGGAGAGGGGAAGGAGTGGAGAGAGACCATCTCCCCGGGAGGCAAGCGCAAGCTGAACGCCAAGGCCTTGACTAACTACTTTACGTCCCGAGAGGAGCACGCGGACTTTCTTGAACAGTTCATGACCACAACGAAACGCAGGAGCGCAGGATGCCGAGAAGTAAACGTAAAAAAAGCATAGACGATGATCCCGTCCTGTTTCCAACCGCGCGGCTTGAGGAGCTAACGAAGCAAGTGGAAAACGATCCAAGCAGACCCCTACTACCGACGGGGCGGCCGAGGAAGGCAAGAGCTGTAGCATTCGACCTCCTGGCGGACGAACTCGCTATCAAGCCGGCCTCCCTTGCCCAGCGACAACGAAGGGCCCATCGGGCGAGTGAGGATGCCAGGGACAAAACGAAGCCTGCAATCGACACGATGGGCGTGACGGTTGACCCGGCGCACCTTGAAGTCCTCGCCCTGGGTACCGCGAAGATGATGCGCGCCATCGCTAGCGCCCGCAGCGTGGACACCTTCGTGACGTCGATCCACGAAACGCAGCTCCTGTTTCAGGATGCGCCCCTGCTCTCCATCATGGAGAAAGTCCGATCGTTGATCGAGGAGATGAAGCTCACGATCCCCACGGCTATCTGCCCATGGTGCAAGAATCTCCACGGCCACGTAGAGCAATGCGGCGAGTGCAACACGAGAGGCGTAGTCACCCAAGACGTCTTCGCGTCCGCCCCTCAGGCCCTCAGGGATAGGGAGAGGCTCGTCGTCTCCACTCACGGAGTGATCGAAGATGTCCCCTGCACTTCTCCTTTTGAGGAGGAGCCCTCCAACGATCTGGACGAGTTATGGCCAGACGAGTAGCCGTAGGGCAAACGCCGCTGTTCCCGGCGGTGGTCGAGGAGGACCCGTTCCGGATCACGCTCCGCTGGTACCAGCAAGACGCCGTCGAGGAAGTGTTCAAGGGATGGCAAGAGCACACGGCCGTCCTCTTGCACATGGCCACCGGCGCTGGCAAGACCGTCATTTTTTCCGAGGTCGCGCGGCGATGCAAAGGACGAGTGCTTGTCCTCGCTCACCGCGGAGAGCTCGTTGACCAGGCCGCGCGCGCTCTAGAGAACGCTACAAGGGAGAGCGTAGGCGTCGAGCAGGCCGAATACTACTCCGAGGACCAACGCATCGTCGTCGGATCCGTACAGACGGTCTACCGCGAAGAACGGTATAAGCACCTCCAGGCGCGTGGCGGATTCGACACAATCATTATCGATGAAGGGCACCACTACCTCGCCCCCACATACAAGGCTGCCGTCGATGCCTTCCCCGACGCGAAAAAACTGTATGTATCCGCAACCCCACAAAGGGGGGATCGCGCTGCGATGGGGCAGATCATCGATGCTGTCGCGTACAAGTTCGACATTCTGGACGGGATCAAGGCCGGGTACCTCACCCCATTCGAAGGGCGCCAGGTCCATATCCAGGAAATCAATCTCTCCGAGGTGAAGACCACACGAGGGGATCTGGACCAGAGTCAGCTCGACATCCAAGTATGCAAAGGTGTCGCCAGCATCGTATCCACAGTCCTGAAAGAATGGCCGGACCGAAAGGGAATCGCATTCTTCCCCAAAAAGCGTAGTGCCCGGCTCGCATGCGAGCGGTTCAACAACCTCAAGCCCGGGAGCGCCGTCTGCGTCGATGACGACACACCCAAGGAGGAGCGCAAGCAGATTATCGAGGATTGTCACAAGGGAAAGTACCAGTTCCTTTGCGGCGTAATGATCTTCACCGAAGGATTCGATTGGCCCGAATGCGATCTCATCATCAACGCTAGGGTCACGAAGAGCGCCTCTCTCTACACACAAATCCTCGGACGTGGGTCGCGGCTCCTCAAGGGCCTCGTTGAGCATGTCGATGGGCGAGAAAGCTCCTCCCTCCGACGCGAGCTCATCAAAGGCTCCGCCAAGCCGAACTGCATCATTGCAGACTTCGCCGGCAACGCAGGGAAGCATTCTCTCTGCTCCCCCGTGGACGTGCTCGGAGGTGACTACACCCCGATCGAGGTCAAGGAGGCCAAGAAGCTTGAGAAGGAAGCTCAGAAGGAAGGCGAGGAGTCCGATCCCAAGGAGCACCTCGAGGAAGCGAGGGCGAAGATCCGTGCCCTAGCGAAGCTCCTGCAAAACTCCCTGGTCAAGCATTCCGTCCAGAAGTTTTCCCCGTTCGGAGTCCTCAACATGGAGGAGCCGCCGTCGAACATCATCAAGGACAGAACGCCGGCATCGGAGTCCCAGGCGAGCGCCATCGTTAGAGCGACCGGTCTCCCTCTCAAGGAGGTGATGGATCTGTCCAAGGCATCGGCGAACAAACTCCTTGGGACCCTCGCCGTGCGCCGCCGCTACGGGCTGGCCTCGTTCAAACAGATGAGGCGCCTCAAGGATTTCGGGATTTCAAACGGAAGAATCTCCAAGCAGGCGGCCGGTGGCGCGATGAGCTACCTCGCCTCTTGCGGATGGAACACGAAGAAGGTCGACACTTCCACCCTTCGGCACCTTTGCGGGCTGCGCAGCGAGGTGACCCCTACACGAGTAAAGCGCAGACAGGCACCACGGTTGAGGAGGAAAGCATGAACATTATCAACATCGCAGGCACCATAGGGCGAGACTCTGAGCTCAAGTTTACCAGCTCGGGGGTAGCCGTCGCCCGGATATCAGTCGTCACAAACTACCGATGGGTCAAGGACGGAGAGAAGTGTGAGGAATCCGAGTGGCACCGATGCACCCTTTGGGGCAAGCGCGCCGAGGGCCTCTCTCCCCACCTCCTCAAGGGAGGCAAGGTCGCAATCAGTGGCCGCGTCAAAACGACCAGTTACAACGACAAGGACGGCATAAAGAGGTACTCCACCGAGATCATCGTCAGCGATGTCACCCTGCTGGGTGGCAGTGGTGGCGGTGGTGGCGGGCAGCGAGCTCAATCTCAAGCCCCTCAAGAAGAGAGTCACGCACCTTCTCCCCAGTTCGGCGGGCAGGACGATGATATACCGTTCTAGTGGGTGTTTCGTTTTCGCAGGGGCACAAGGAGACCACCCCTCGACAACGAAGAGAAATCCTTTGGAGGACCGGGCCGGCCACCTGCTCCGTCTGCAATAGGCTCCGGCCCTTCACGGTCTCGCTCGTCGGTCCTGTCTGGGCGCCGATGAACGGGACTTGGTGGGAGGCCCACGGGGAAAGAATCTCCTGCTCGGCGCAGTGCCGGCTGCAAGGGAAGCTTCCCCGTGGGCCCTTCGATTACCTGCTCAAGCTGAAGATAAAGTAGAGAAGCGCCCCGATCAAGGAGAGCGTCGACGTCACAATGATAGCGCTCAGCGAGCTGCGACGGCGAGTTTCTTCTGCGCGCGCCGCCTCGAGCGAATCGAGACGGGTTGCTATCTGCGCCACGTCCACCGCAGTCTGGCGGCTCTGATCACGCAGAACCTTGAACTCCTGCGTCAGCTCCAGGCGAAAGACGGGCGGGGTCGGCTCACCCATGCTCCGCCCCCACCGGCTCGTTACGCAGCACCGACGAGGCCGGCATCGGACCGCTCGCCGGTGAGCATGAGATCAACCTCCCACACTGTTTGATCAGTCCCGCCATTCGTGAAGACGATCCGGAAGTCATCGTAGTGCTGGATAAGGAGACCTCCATCTACGCCTGTGACCACGGCGATCCCAGACACCACCGTTACCCAATTACTACCGCGGTCAGATGACTTGTCGAGGCGAATCACACCCGCCTCGTCCAGGACGATATTCCAGAGGAACCGCTTCATCCCGCCGCCGGCGCCGTTGATCTGCCTTTTACCCGTGCAGGCGATCGCCGTGTCGAACAGGGTGATGTCGCCGGCACCTGTGGGTGGGACACTGTCATCAAAGGTAATATGGGTGCTCTGTGCGTTCATCGTTGCCTCCTTCGTTGCTCGTTCGAACTATCTCGCGACAGCTCCTCCGGCGCCAGGATCCCCGCCCGCGCCCCGCCGCCAATCCTGCGCTGGAGCATCTGCATCACAGGGTCGATGCGAGTCCGCCCGCCCTGCTGGGCGGCCCGGATCAGGCCGGCCCGGCTTCCTGGGACCCCGCCATAGCCCTGCTTCAGGCGACCGCGCGCACCTGTCGCGCGCATCGCGTTGAACCTTCGGAGCATCTCGGGGTTCTCAGAGAGCACCTTGAACAGAAACTCGTCCGTCGAACCCTCGGGCCCCGCCGCCCCTTTGAGCATGTTCTCGATCTGGGCCAGGTCCTTCTCCGAGGTGTCCCGAAATGGCCCCCCTAGCCCGAACGCCTTCTGCCGAGCCTCGAGATCGTTGAGCTCCTCGTGGTGACGAGCCTTTGTCCGGCTCCAATCTTCGCTCCAGCCTCCGCGATCCTGCGCCACCTTGGTGCGGAGATTCTTCCAGAGCGGGTCCTTCTGCCGGGCAGAGTCGTAGTTGATCTGGCGATCGATCCCCCGCATCGCCTCGTCATACTGGCGCGGATTCATCTGGCGAGCCTTCACCACGAGGGCGAAGTTCTTTGGAGCCCCGATCTTCTGGGCCGCTTCCTCGACCGCGGCCCTGCCATACACCTCGATTGCCTCGTTCTGACTCATCGCCCTGATGAACCCATCGGCGTCCGAGTGCATCGCAGCGTCGCCGATGCTGTTCACCGCCTGAAACTCAGTCGTTTCATGGATCGCCCGCTGGGCCACAGAGTCATTCGCAAAGGGCACGCCCTCGCGCCGCCGAGCAATCTCGAACATCTCCTTCGCGGCGTTCGTCATGTAACGACGCTCGCCCTCGTGTTTCGTGTAGAAGGCCTCGTTCGTCTCGGCCTGCTTGGCGAGCACGGCCCGCTCTCGCTTCGCGGCATGATGCCTCGCGGCCCTGGGGAGCCCGCGCATCCCAACCTGCTCCGGTGTCTGATGCACTTTGGCACCGCCCAAGTCCTGAGGATCCAGCGAGCGCATGGAGAGGTCCCGCATCGCCGGGGTCTCCGTAACGCCAGTGAGCACCTGCGTTTCGCTCACCCCAGGGCCAAGGTGCGCTCGCATTGCCCCGAGGTCTCGGGCTCGCATATCCCCTGCGCCGCGCCGCAAAGACTCCGTCGTGGCTCGAGCACCCGCAGACATCAGCCCGGCGGTGAGCCCCCCTGCCCCGCCAAGGCCAGCGCCGAACATCGTCTCGGCCATCAGGTCTCGGCGAGGGCTTTCATCGCCCCGAACCTCCTGTCCGCCGCGCTCGATTCCGCCCACCATCAGAGCCTCGGTGCCGCCCGTCACAGCGCCGACCGCGAGGGGGTTCCGCATCGCCCCGCCGGTGACCGACTTGCCCAGCCGTGTGCCCTGGAGAAGCTTTGGCGTCGCCTGCGACACCTTCCCCACGAGCTTCGTGCCGAGCTTCCCGATCTGAGCGCCTGCACCAAACGGTGTCATCAATCCGGCGAGCTCTCCCGCAAACCCAAGAATCTGTCCGCCAACGGATCCTGTCCGCGCCGCCTTCATCCTGTCTGCCTGGGGAAGCATCAGCCCTGCCTCCTCTAGCTGAGCCAGCGCTTTGGCTGTCTTCTCCCCGTGGATTCGATTGCCGCCAATCGTGGCGACCGCTTCACGCCCGAGCCCCAGGGTGATCCCGGTGTCCAGGCCCCCAGCAAACGACTCCATCGCGCTCATCCCCTGAGTGCTCAGGTAGTTGAGAAGGCCCTCCTCCTCTTCCTGCCCGATGTGTGCAGCCCGCACAATCGAGGCCCCGTTTCGCTGGAAGACGCGCTTCGCCTCCATCCAACGGCGGTCGGCCATCTCCTTGTAGATCTCCGAACGGTCGCCCTTGTCAGTGAGCTGTGTCAGCGCCCGCCGCCAATGAGCCCGGTACTGCTCGCTGTCCACGTTCTCCATGCTCTTCTGGAGATACCTGGCCATCTCTTCCACGCTCGGCTCGTCGTAGATGAACGGCTGTTTCCGGACGATGTCGGTAGCGATGCCCTGGCCGGCCTCCTCTCCCGGGGCCCTGTAGATCGGGCTCGAGTACAGGTGGCGCATCTTTGAGGCGTTCTGCAGCTTGCCCGTCAAGTCGTAGCCCGCCCGCTTCCGCCCCAGCTGCTCGGCCATCTCGTCCACCGTGGTGGTGTCCGGAGTCAGCGCGACTTCGGTGCGAGGGCCAGCAAGGAGTTCCCCGCGTACGCCGGACTTGTAGTGCCCCTCGTCCCGAGGATAGGCGGGCTCCGGAGGGCGATCGGCCATCGTCTGCTGGGTTGGATAGATCGGCTCCTTGGGCACGTGCTCCTCAGGCGCAACCCACCCATCGCGCTCGTCCTGCTCGAACTCAGCCATCCCCGCCCGGGCTCTCTCCACCTTCTCAGGGGGGAGACCCAAGTCGCCAGACGCTGACACGAGCTTCCCAGCCTTCTCGTACTGCTTGCGGGACCATTTCGAGAGCGGTTTCATGTCTTGTTCCTAGAGGGCGTCGAGAAGGGCATCCAATTCATTTTCGGCTTTACTCGGCACCCGCAAAGAGTCTACCGCAGACTTCTCCACTCGCTGCCCAGGCGTGCGCCCCAAGTCATCCGCCGAGCCCGGCACCGGGTCATCATCCATCGAAAAGTCCGTGCCGAGCTGCTCCCCGAGCTCCAAGGCGCGCCATTCCTTGTACCAATGATAGCGGTCGAACTCGTTGTCGATAGCGTTGGAGAAGCCCTCCTGCATGTACTCGGAGCCCTGCCTCTTATCTCGCAGAACCTTCATGTCCCGATAGACGCGTTTTTGTTGGGCCTGGCGCCCCACAAGGACAGACATCATCGCGTCGGCGATGCGCATCTTCGTGTGGGAGCCCATCTCTCCGGACGAATGGTGATCGAAGATGTTCCGGATGGTGCCCATCACGGACTCCAGCCCAGTCGCCAACTTGCGATCGCGGTCGGTGATCACCCCCGTTTGCGACGCCTTGATCAGCGACATGATGCCCCGCTCGTTGCGAGTGCTATTGTCGGATTGGATGTCCCCGATGGCCTGGCGCAGCGTATCCATGTCGTCGCGCTGCTTAAAGAACCCCTTGCCCTTCATGGCCTTCGTGGCCAAGTCGTAGCCCATCTTGATCATGCCATCCGTCTTGGCCGCACGATTGAGGCGTTTGGTCGGGTCCTTCTCCTTGGCAGCCACAAAAGCACGACGCTCCGCCGACTCCCTGTCTGTTCTCGACCGGTAGAGTAGGCTCGCTTCCTCGAACCCCTTCTCCGTCCCAAGCACAGACGACGCGTCCTGGACCAGCTGAGCGAACTGCGCGCCCGCCTCAAAAGTCAGCGGGTCTTCTCCCTCAAGGAGATGCTCCGTCAGGATTCTGAGCCGATCCTTCGCGTTGCCAAGCGGCATTGTCCCCAGATCCTGGCCGTCAAAACCGAACTGCAGGGCCGGCTGCGCCAACTGGCCGCCAGTAAGGGCCGGGAGGACGGATCGCCGAGCCCAGGCAGGCTCGTTCGCCCGCTCGTGCTCGAGGTACTCCTCCCTCGTCATTCCCTCCGGAGAGCCGCCGTAGGCAACGCCCGTTCCCGGATCCATGGGTTCGGGTACAACGGGCCCATCTTGTACGTACAACGGCTGAGAATCAGGATCCCCGCCGGCGCCGCCCTGGCCACCGCCGGGCGCGATCTGGCCAGGCGTCTGCTGCTGTGCCGCAAGGATCGCCTCTCCACCCGGGACGCCCTGGAGCTCGGGTGGCAGACCGCCCAGATCCGGAGTCACCACCCCGCCGAGCGGAGCCATCGGAGGCAGAACAGGGACGGGGCTCGGGTCGTACGTCTTGTCGGCCGGCTCGAGTTTGGCCCGCTCCATGTCCTTTATCCGAGACGCCTCCGCGATCCGCTGGGCATCCTCCTCGAGGGAGGCGCTTGCACGGGTAGGGACCGAGTCCGGCTCGCGATCCCTCTCGGTACCGGGGTCGAGGGGATCGCTGGCTGAGAGCGCCTCCTCCACGCCGGACAAAGCCTCGGAAGCCTCTTCCACGTTGCTCACCTCCACGCCGGCGGACCGCAAGCGCATGATTGCCTGCTGCTGTAGCTCCGGGACCCCCGAGTGCAGGTCGGATCCGATGTCCTCCCAGACGTCGGAAAGCATCTTCCGGCGATCGAACTGGAGCCGCCGGTTCTGATGATCCTCCTGCGCCATGCTCGAACGAACGGACTCCGCGCGCTGCTCTCCCTGGCCAAACTCCCTGGCCTGAGCCGCCCGGCTCTGCTCATCGAGCTGCTCCAGCTGGATATCCATGCCCCGATTTCGGTCCACCGACCGCCGCTTTTGCTCCCGACTATCGGCGATCATCTGTCCCGCCTGCCCGACAGAGCTGAGCCCCCTCGACATAGCCGCGCCCCCGTCGGGTGCAGCTGTCTGCGGGGTCATGATGGCCTGGAGGTCTGAGAGGGAGAGAGACATGGCGCAGTCCTAACTGGCAAGAGAAGCGATGATCTGGGCGACGGTACCGACACCTTGGACAACAACGCCTGCTGTCTGCAGTCCCGCCTGCTGATTGTACTGCGCCTGGCGAAGCTGCTCCGCCGGGATCCCCATCGCCAACGCCTGCTCGGACTCGAACAGTTGCCGATCGAGGGCCTGCTGCTGCTGCATGCCGGTGCCAATGATCCCCGAGCCGACGGCGCCGCTGGCCATGGTGTTCTGGAGATAGTTCTGCGCCCTATCCGCAGTCGCCCCTTGAGCCTGCCCGGCAAGCTGCCCGCCCGCGATCGCCTGCTGGAGGCCGAACTCGTCGATGCCCTGCGCCGCCGACTGGCCCTGGCCGAGCCTGTCCATGAGCTGCCCCTGCGCCTGCCCAGCCATCTGCCCACCGAGCCCCAGCCGCTGGAGCCCCAAGCCCTGCGCGCCTTGAGCCATCTGGCCACCCATCCCGAGCCTGGCCATCCGAGCCTGGTCGGACTGCTGCGCCTGCGCCTGCCGGAATTCGCCCTCCCGGTTCGCCCGCTCGGCCTCGAGACCAACCATCGCGTCCGAGATCTGCGACATCCCCGCGGAGGATCCGAACGACCCGCGCGCCGCGAGCTGGTTGTTGATGTCGCCAGCGGTCCGAGTCTTGGCGCGATCATAGTACGCGCCGAGCCCCGGATCCTTCTGCAACCCCTCGCTCGCCGAGGCCTGATTCATGGCACCGGCGACCTGATTCCAGTACTGCTCGCCCTGCCCTTGGGCCCCCAACTGCTTCCGGCTCTGCTGAAACTGCTTTTCGCCGAGGCCCGGCGAGCGGTACCGACCCTCCGTCTTGCCGAAAAACTGAGAGCCCTGCCCCTCTTGGGTGAACCGGCCTTGCTGCTGCTGCTGGTATTGCTCGAGCACGCCGGGCTGGAATTGGTCCATCCCTCCGGGCCCTCTCTGCTGGGTCTGCTGGGGAGCCCGCGCGGCCGGGCCACCGCCCTCGCCAGGCTTCAGCCCGCGCGTTCTCGATTCCGTCCGGGCACGACTTGGCCTAGCCCGATCGCCCGAGCTCCTCGTCGTCGCCAGACCTCCCCCCGGCCGAGCCATTCGGTCCTGCTTCGGCGCCGCGCTTTTCTTCATCCGATCCTCGAGCTTCGGACTCATCGCTCGCGTCATCGGAGAAAAGCCCCCGCCAAACTGATCCATTCCGAGCATCGCCACTACTTGTTACTCCTTGAGGCTGGCTTCTTGGCCTTCCTGCTGGTTGCCCCAAAGCTGCCGTGGATCTTCGAGAAGGGCCCATCCTTCCTGAGCTTCTTCAGTGCCTTCCGATTCCCGGACTTGTTAGGCCGTGAGTCGAGACCGATCGCCCCCTTGTAGTCCGGCTGCTTGTATCCACCCGAGCCATAGAGTTGCTCCATGGCCTTGTGCATCGGGCGGAACTGCTGCATCTGAGCCGCCATCTGAGCTTGAGAAGCCTTCCTCTCAACGCCCCGGCGATCGCCATAAGCCTTGGAGGCCTCGGCCATCTTCTCGGTAACCTCTCCTTGGGCCTCTTCACGGCCACTGCGACCGCGACCACTGCGACGCGCCTTCCGATCTGCACGACGCTCCTTCCGTCGCGCCCGACGCTCATGTCGCTTCTTGCACAGCTTCCCTCGGCAGCGCGACCCGGTTTCCTCTTCCCTCTTGTCGCGCCTCGCCGCCGTTTTCTTGAAGACTCTCGCGCCGACCGTCGCTGCTGCTGATGCTACTGCGCCCATGATTGCTCCTAGTTCTTGAGGATATCGAACTCTTCGGTAACCTGCGCAAGAACCAAGTCCGTGGTCCCCGCAAAGTTGAATCTCCACTGCCGCCGCCGATAGACACCCAAGCTCCTCGCCTCCACAACGATTCGCCTGTCGCCACTACGGCCCAAGTCGATCTCCAGGGCGTGACGCCACGCACCCTCGTCGTCTCTGTACTGCAGCGTGGCGTTGGGAGCATTGGTCGCGGCCGAAGACGACCCGCGCCGCAGCCCAAGCTTCACACTCCTGCAGAGCTTTCGATTATCCGTGCCCCGGTTGAGAAACCCTGTGTCGATATGGGCGACGATCCGTTCGCCGAGGTCGGTCTCCGCATCCATACGCAGCTGTCCCACAACACCGCCAGCCGTCCCCACAACGTTCTCGTTGACCCCGCCAACGAAAGTGTGCGAGGAGATCGTGAGGGGGATCCAATTGTTGAGGACGTCGCTGTAGCCCATCCATGTGGACCAACCCCCGCCGAGCTGGTACGCAAAGGTCCGTCCATCCGTGGGGAAGCTCCATACAAGAGCGTCGACCGGGCCGAGCGTAACTCGGTACCCGAAACAATCGTCCACCCGGACGAGGTCCTGAAGGCTCTGCTGAATCTGCTCAGAAATCACCTGTGCTGTGCGCCCATCGGACGTCACAATCCTGCGCTTCTCGTCCATCCAGGAAAAGCTGCTCTCGCTTTTGATGATGCCGTAAGGGGTGGCGCACCCGTACTCGATCAACGACACCGGCGTGTAGATCAGGTTCGAGTCAGTGATAAACATCTCCAGCGAGGATGAGCCAAACGCGAAGACCTCGTTGGAGCTCTCCGCGATAGCGACAACCGGATCGATACGGCCCTCTGCTGTGAAGAAGCCACTGCGCCCGATGGCCGTCAGCTGATCGCCCCACTGCTCGTGCCCCACCGTGGCAGTGCCCTGAGAAGGAGCGGAGTAGTTGATCTTCGTCTTGTCTCCAATCGGCGTATCGTTTATCAAAAGCCGAGAGTTTTGGCTGATGATATGCGTGCCCCGAGGAGGGCTGCCGCCCAAAAGCTCAACCGTATCAACAAGGCCAGCGAACTCCACCTTGCGAACCTCTACCCCCGAGGCAATCACAATCATCGCCTCGGTCTCAGCGATCACCGGACGGAAAGTCCCAGAGAAGGCGTGCCCTTCATCGGAAAGACGCAACGCTCCTCCGTCCACCAGCTCGTAGACCTCGTACGCGCCGGGGACATCTCCCGCCACGGCGTATAGGCCCTGCCCCGCAGTCTGCCGCAGCGCAATGATTGGCTTCGCCGACACCTGCCCGCCGCCACGAGCGTACGTCGTGAACCCAGGCCTGCGCTGCACAGCCCCACCCGCATCGACGATCACGTTCATCGCGGCCGGGCTTCCGCCTACCAGAACGTCAATTCCGGAGGACTGATTCGGCACGAAGGGTATGGTGTCTTGAGCCATCTAGATCCGAACGGTCTCCCCTACCTGACGGAAGCCGCCGCCGCCGCCAAGGCTGATAAAGTACCAGGAGACTTCTTCCCCGTTATTGATCTGAGAGGTCAAAGCCGTTGCGAAAGCGCCCGGAGTGACCGTGCTGATGTTGCCTCCTGAAGCATTCACGATTGTCACGATGAGATCCTGCCCGGCCAATCCGCTCGAATCGTGCAGGTCAAAAGTGAAGTTGGAGCTGACCGTCCTTGTGATGAAAACCGACCTCGCCTCATAAGCGCTGATGGCAACAACCGCATCCGTGGCAGCCCCTGACGGCCCGTTGCTCACCTCTTTGCGCAGAGAATCAAATGACCCATCATCAATATGGATACTCCCCAGGCCAGGGTTCACAATACGCCGGAAAATCTTGTAGTCGTTGGCCGACTCCCAGACACCTTCAACCTGTTCCTCGATGGCGATGAACGTGCCCAGCCCTTCGGGGTCGCCTGTCTCCCCGACGACAGTCCCGAATCTAACCTTACACCCAACGAGGCGGAGCTCGCCGTCGTCTTCGGGGCGAATCACAGTGAAGGCATTCCCCCCGTTCGACACTCCGGAGGGCGCGATGAACTCGCAAAACGAGAATACCGCAAAGTAGATCCTGAACATCACCCCGGTATAGGAGCCCGGGGGAGTGATGAACGTGCACCGATTGAAGATGACCTCAGACAACTCAGTGATTGTTGACTGAGTGAAGACCTCCGCGGTGGCGCCAGACAAAGAGAACTTGCAGTCGTTGAAGAGTACTTTCGCGCCAGTGCTCGCCTGGATAAGGCTGCCGGCAATATCGGCACCATCTCCAAACGAACAGCGTTCGACGATGACTTCCCCCGCGACTTCCAGCTGGATGCTTGTGCTCGCACCCGCCGTCTTGAACTGGACGCCTCTGATAAACTTGCCGGGGGCGCCACCCAGCACCTCGATCACTGTGCCGGTGACGCTGTTCGACTGGATGACCGTGTCTCCCTGCGCAAAGATGCTGTTTAGCGGCCCGAGCGTAAAGGTGCCTGAGAGGGCGTAGCCCAGGTTGGGAGGCACGAGAATAGTGGCCCCTCCGCGAGAGGTGGCGTCTGCATCCGCCAAGACAAAAGCCGACAGGTCATCGTTGATCAGGTCGCCCTTCGCCCCGTACTGCGGCGCCGTCACGTCAACCGAGCTATGGATAAGAGCGCTCACCAAGTCCGGGAGAGTGAACTCATCGCCGGAGCCGTCGCCAACCTTCCAGTCAGTCGCCCCGTTGACCGTGGCCCAGAGGTCCAAAACCCCCTGGAGCGTAGTCGGTTGAGATGGCCCCGCCGGCTTGATGCCCGACCCATCGTCGTACTCCTGCCCAGTGAAGGCGCTTGAGCGAACTTCCACCGCAGGAGCAGCGTCTCCCGCCACAAACTCCCGCAGCTTATTCCCTCCGCTGTCCTTGACGGACACGGTGGTGAGAGTGTCGACGTAGATCTCGACCCCGCCGTTGGAGTCCAAGAGCACGGCATCCCCAGAGTCGTCGGGATCCACTCCCTCGAAGCTCCTGTAAATCCGTGATGGGGCAGCGGTACCGCGACGCGTAAACTTCACAGAGCCGTTCTCCGCGCCCCGGATACCTGCGATCAATGGTGCTACGAGGTGCATCCTACCACTCCACCTTTGCGTGACCTGTGGCCGTTTGCGGGGCCACGTACCCTACAGTGTCCTCGTGCAGCTTGAAGTCTGCGCCGTTGAGGAGGCTCATGTTCAGAGCGCGAATCGGGGTGATCACAAACGCCGCGCTATCAAACGCGTACGGGTTCCCCGACCCATCGTCGAACCCGTGAAGCCCTCCGTCGAACGTGCAGGACTCGAGCTTGAGCCCGACTGTCGCCGCGCTCACCCTGATGCCTGCGAGAGGCCTGACAGCCGGGGACGCAGTCGTCACGATCGCGCGGAAAACACAGTTCTCGAAGAGCCAGTCGTCGCATCCGGAGAGGAGCTCCACCCCGGGCTCGGCAATCATCTCGCCCATGTCGAACACGCAGTTGATGATCCGGCAGCCCGCCGCGCTGGAGCCGAAGATGTAGCCATTGTTCCCGCCGCCGCCATCCAGCTCCGAGAAGCGGATGTTCCTCACCTCGCAGCGAGGAGCCTGGATGGTGAAGAGGACGCCAAGTTCGCCCTGCGTCCCCCGGAGGATCACCGTGGGGATGCCGTCGACCGACCCTTCGCCCACAAAGGAGATTCGTTGGCTGATGGCAGAGCCCAGGACAGGCGTCTCGTCGTGCCCGGAGAGCATCACGATGATGTGGTCATCGTTCGCCCCGATCGCCGTGACCGCCTCGACCAATGTCAGGAAGGGAAACTTGCGGTCCTTCCCCGAGTTCCCGACCACTCCAGTCTGCGAATCCACATACCAGATCCGTGCAGGGCTCGAGAGGATAAGGGGCTCCGCCGTGATGAGATCGTCGGCTACGTTCCCGCCGATGCCGTTTGGAAGTACATTAGCCATGCCAGCTGCTCCCCCTGTGTGTCACGAAGACCTGCGATCCAGGCCGCTGATTCGCCTTCGCCTTCGCCTTGCGCAAATGAATGTTCGCCTCTTGCATGAACTTCCTTGCGCGCTCATCGAGCGAAGAAGACTGCGCCAAGCGCTGAGCTAGCGCTGCCTGAACATAAGGGTCCCAGTAACGCTGCAAATCCAGCGTCGCGGTCCCCTCGTCCGTGTCGTGCAGCTTGAAGTGCGCGCGGATGCGGACCTTCGCCCCTGTCACGTCGGGGATCTGCCATAGGTTGATGACGATGCAGTCCCCTGTGCGGTCGGGCCTGAGAAGATAGGGCCGGCCCGACGAGCCCTTGGAGGACAGCCGAGTGTACTCTTCTTGCGTGATGACCCGGATCTGAGTCTCCCCGTCGGCGCGCTCGGGGTCTGCGTTGTTCTCGTCGATGTACATCGCCGGGTTCAGCACGTCGAGGACCGAGGCCGGCAATGTGTACTGGAACTGGTCCGCCACCAAGTCCACGAGGTGGAAGCCGCTCAGCCGAGCCGCAACACCCTCCATCTCAAGGCGGTTCAGCACGTACTGCAGCTGCCGCCGCCCATACCTGAACTCAACATCGGTCGGCTCCTGAGCCAGGCCCATGATCCCCGCATACTTGTAGGCATCACGGACATGATCGTCCACCGTAAACTGCCTCCCTTGAGACGCTGAGACGGTCATAGCTCAAACTCGCTCCCGCTATTGTAGTGGACTGCCTCTTGGAAGATGTTTGAGCGATCGAAGTTCGCCCCATCCCGAGGCGCCTGCTGCTCTTGGCGAATCGACCGCATGGCGTTGCTCTCGGAAAGAGACACCTCGTCTCGCCCCTCGTAGTCCTTGCAGTCGCGGCAACTTAGACGACCCGAACGATCGCGCCGCATGCCGTGATACATGCGATACCACTGCACGCCGCAGTAATCGCAAATCGCTTGGTAGTCACCGTAGGGTGCGCCGGAGGGTTTGCGTCTTCGAACAGTCAGCATAGGTCACTCCCCCTCCCTGGCCTTTTCACGGCCAGAACGGCCCCTGATTACGCGTCGACGCCGTAGAAGCACCGCGGATCAGACCAACCGCGCGCCCACCGTGCGGAGATCCCGTACTTCATCAGCTCTTGATCGTTGTCGACCCAGGTGCGCGAGCGTGGCTTGCGACGCCATCTCCAGTTAAGCGGGTAGTCGCAGTCTGTCAGCAAGCACCAATTGGTCGTGGTGTTCGACCAGTATTTGTTTGGTACCGGCTCGATGTCCAGCTCCCGATTCACGACGTTGATCGCGTTGAACTCGTTTTGCTCTGGGGCAAACGTGCTCTTCAGGATCACCGACCAATCACCCCACTGGTCCACGGGGAACACAGCCTTGCGGGGCTCATACCCCTCACGAATGCCATCGTGCCCAGGCATCTTGCGAAGCTGAGACGTGGCGATGATCACCGAAGCCCGAGAAGGCGACAGGGGGACCGCCATGATGTTCGAGAACGTTCCGCCGTGAGGAAGCGTATGAGTCGCCGACCCGAGCGGCTGCCCAT